GCCATCGACATAGAGATGCGGGATCTCCCACGGTTTTAGCCCGTACCGCTGAGCGTACGCGAAGTTCCCGTCCAGCGTCTGCTCCGCGGTGTCGTAGTCCTTGCCCTTCGCAGTGAAGGTACTGACCAACGCGTCGAGGGCATCGTAGAGCTGATCGGGAACCTCAAGCGTCTTCATTCCGGCCAGTCCTCCTTGTGGTCCCGCGCTAGGTGTTCGACCCAAGCGTCTACGGCGTCCTGCATCGAATCGCCGTGTGCGTGCCAGCCGCAACGTGGCGTTCCGAGCGGAGTTACCGGTTGCTTTAGTAGACGCACATAGCAGGTTGCGATCGGGTCAACGTTATCGAAGTGCAACGCCATTGGCATCGCATCTTCGCCTACGGTAATAGTGCGCTCGCGCATGCTTCACCGTCCTGGATCGAGTTCGTAGCGACCTTTGTGCTGGAGGATCTTATGCATCGGATAGGTGTCGCCACCAAGCGCCTGTAGGGCTTCCGCAGCCGCAAACGTAATTGGCGAGTACTTCACCTCGTTGCAGTGCATAGCCGCATTGGCCTGGTCGACATGGAAGAAGTGACTGACGATCCACTCTAGGGCTTCTTCGGGTGTCATGCGGCCACCTTCCACTTCTCGACATCGCCAAGGTTGGGTCCGATCTCAACGGTCACATCGAACTGGACTCCGTGCGTATCGAACATCGGTTCCATCATTACCTCACGCATCCGCGATATGCCTTCATCGATCCGGTCTTCCAGGATCTCGGTGACCACCTGGTCGTGTACGGTGTACAACGGGAACCCGATCCCCTTGAGTGCGTCTTCGGCCTTGACCAGCGCCATCGAGCACATATCGCTCGCGGTACTCTGGATCGGGAAGTTCACCGCCTGGTTCTGCACCTCGTGTCGGTTCTGGTGCGTGATTAGCATCCACCGGCGCTTACGACCAAACGGGGTGGTCAGCTCACCGTTGGTCAGGGCCTCGTGCATCCGATCCTGCTGCCACTGGTAATAGTCCGGGTAGACACCCCAGAATGCGTCAATGAAGTCCTGCGCCTTGCGCCGCCGGATGTCCTCGGGTATCTCCACTCCACCGAGAACCTCCAGCAGGGGACCTCGAGATAGGGTGAACGCACTGCGGTTATACATCACCCCGAAGGTGACTCGCTTTGCCGCATGGCGGTCCGCGTCGTCCACCTCTTCCCGTCGGAACATATATCTCGCGGTGACGGCATGCGGATCACTGGCCAGGAGTACCTCGGCAAGTCGCGGGTCAGCAGATAGCGCTGCCGCCACACGCATTTCCAGCTGCTTGTAGTCGAATGCCGCGATGACGTAACCGGGACGAGCAGGAAAGAGACGCCGTGTTTCAGCGGCAAAGTCTTCGTCGGCGAGAAGGCGATGGGCGCCATAGTGCGGGAGAACCTGGAGTAGTGGCTTGACCACCAAACGGCCAGTAGCAGTGCCCGCGAGGTTGAAGTCGGGATGGATGAGGCCATCGGGGTCGATTTCACGGAGCAGCCCAATCACGTAGGTGCGGAACAGCTTGAAGTAAATGCGGTACTGCTGCATGAGCTGACCGAAGTCGGTGTCCTCATGTCCGATCAGGAAGTCAGCGTCCACGGATCGCGGGTTGCGCTGTCGATTCCACTTACTCGTGAATTTGCGGTTCGTGGTGCCGTCGGTCGCGGAGAGACCGAGCACATCGAATGCCAGGTGCGCCAACTGCGGATGCGAGTTCGGATTGAACTTCGGTGACTTCTGGATCTTCGGGTCCTTCGGCCACCCGGCTTCAACTGCTAGGGCGTGTAGCTGGTCAGCGAAGTGCGTGACCTTGCCGCCCCAGTTGAACTGGAGATCATCGAATTGCGAGGTATCAACCGGCAGCCCTCGGGCCGCAATTCGTCCGCAGGTGAGGGCCAGTGGCTGTAGAACGTTTCGCACCAGCCCCATCGTACCTTCGTCCCGTACCATCCCGGGGAGGATCTGGTTGAGCTGATAGCCGTTATCAACGTCATCCACTCCGTAGCGCGCAAGCTGCCTCCACTGCGTTTTGTTCTGCGGTCCTAGCTGGTGGCGATATCCGGAATCGCGCAGTCCCCGTTTGTACGCGGGTGCGTTGAGCCATGTACGAGACAGGGGTTCCAGACCAACTGCCCCTTGTCGTTCCGATAGCCCAAGGCCCAGCAACAAGGTGTCCCGTACATTGCGGTCAGCGGGCGCAACTCCGAGGTTGAATCGGAAAACCCGGGTATCATAGGTCGAAATGTTATGACCAGTCCATCGGATTCGCGGTTCGGTGAGGAGTCGTCGGAGTCCCCGTTTGATGCGGTCCGTGAAGGCCATTTCTCCGATTGCACAGGCTCTCCTACCGTCATAGAACTGGATCATTAGCCACCGATCCCGCTCGGGATGCGGTCGGCCTTTGCCCTTCGGCTTGAGGTTATTTGCTATCTCATACGGACTCTGGAGTGTCTGCGATTCCGTGTCCACGGAGATGGTAAGCCCAGTTTTGGACTCTCTCGCTCGGCGGAGGTAGTACTTGATCGCTTTCGCTGCCTCGTCCTCGGTGGTAATAAAGCGCCACCGCAGATGCCGCTTCGCATTCGGCTCCGGAAGCGGGGACTCTCCCGACAAGAAGCGCGCAATCCGCCAGATGGTGTTCGAGATCGGTGGATAGAACCCGTCGCTCCTCAGCGCTGCCGCCGGATGCCATGTCGGGATCACCCACGCTTCGAGGTACGGTTCCCATAGTAGTGTCCCCTCCGCGTTACCGAGACTGTCCCTGGTGCCGCCAACGAATTGCCACGCGAACTTGCCGAGGGTCAAGACAATCCTGGGTCGCCGTGCTTTGATCTCCTGGAACAGCCGTGGACCGCATGCCAGCAGGTGGACCTTCGTTGGCTTGACGTTACAAAGAGTGGCATTCGTCCTATATGTCGCATCCAAATCGAGACCGTGGTTCTCAAACGTTGCCCGGAGTAGCTCACCCGTGCGGCCCATAAACGGCTTGCCAACGATAAGCTCAGTCTCACCTGGTGACTCACCGACAACTACCAGGTCGGCCTGATCGGGTCCGTAACCTGGACACCACCGCTGTCCCGGAGTACCGACAAAGGGGCAGCCACCGCATCCCGTACCGGCACTAGGCCGTCGCTTCACTGCCATAGCCTATAGGCTATCAGGTTTCGGGATATCGACCAAGTCGCGATTGATCGATGACGACGTGGCGATATGCTGGCAGTCGCAACCCGTGCACTCGGCATGAAGAGACGCCATTCGCATCTTCACTCGATCCGGTCCTTCGACAATCCACGATTCTCCTGCGCCAAGCCACATGCCGGCCGCCTTGCACGGATCGCAGATCATATCGCTGCCTCGATTGCAAGTAGCGGCCACGCATTCCACATCGTACCCGCCTCGTCTCGGTAATTGACTTCGCCGTCCTCGGTCCAGGAGCACAGTACCCCTTCAACGAACACGTTCTCGTCCAGTTGGATGCGGACGCGCGTGTTTCGCAGAGCGAGCAGCTCTTCGTCCAGCGGAAGGGTCATGCCGAGTACGCCGTTGGATCGGGGACACCCGCACTCGCGAATGCGTTCCTCCGTGCTCGGCATGAACTGCACCTTCCGCAGTGCTTGGTGTCGCCTTCGTAACAGGACCAGGTGTCGACGCTAGCCCACGGGATACTGAGCACCGATCCCAGCGTGACGATCTCGGCCTTGGTCAACGTATCGAGCGGGGTCTCGAGCTCGATGTGCGTGCCCTTGTTGACGGCGAATGGGATCAGCGAGCGCCAGCGTTCGGCCCAGCGTCGATCATTATCGGGGTACGCCACTGCGGCGGTAGCATTGATCCCCACGACAACCCGGCTCATGTTCTGCGCTTCCGCAAACGAGATACCGAGGGCGGTGAACACCGTATTCCGCGCTGGCGTCCATTCATGTGCGACTCCCGGCTTCGGATCCTTCTCGACCGCCGGACCGAGTTCCAGCAGCGCCGATCTCGCGAACTGTCGAAAGAACGCTACTTCGATCATAATCGGCGTTGCGGTGTGGAAGCGATTCGTGAGTGCCATCGCGATCTGCTTGGTCGCGTTCCACTCCTTATCGCATGCGCGCTGCCCGTAATCAAAGAACAGCAGTGTGGTCGATTCCGGGTAGGTGAGCTGAATGTCCCACGCGGCCACGAACGAATCGAGGCCACCGCCACAAAGGACGAGATTACCGCTCATAGCTTAACTCCCTCGGCGTATTTACTCCATGCATCTAGCGTATCGTAGAACATGGTCGAACTGAACTCAGCTGGAGGTTCGTATTCGAAGTATTCGATTGACCCGCCCAGCGCTTTGCGTCCGGGGTAGTGCACCCGGATTGGCGCGGGAGGGTAAACCGGATTGCCGGTCAATGCGAGCACGGCGAACTTACTCGCATCTGCCGAGACGCAATGTGCGAATGTCGGTGATCTGAGCTCCACCGCTTGCTCGCTGATCCCGAGTAGGTGCACGTTGCGCCGGCACACCTCTGGCTCGGTCTGCAGGATACGAACGCGCCGGAAACGGCGATTAAGCGCCTGCGGGTCGTCTTGCAGCCGACGCTCCAACGACACACCGAACCACGTGATCATCGGATCGCGCAGAGCGGCTAGCTCGCGGGCACAGGACAGGAAATCGCCGTGCTCGATGCCGTGCGGAACGGCCATCAGATGCGACTGCGGGGACACCCGCTGTATCTCCTTGCGGTACGTTTTCGCATACGCAACGGTAGCGGAGACGTCATCGATAACGTCGGGAATGATGACCACGGTCGGCTTCAAGAACTGCGCCGCCCCGATCCAGTCATCGATGCTAATCTCGACGTTCTCGTGAACCGGGTTATCGAGGATCACCAGCTTGCCGTTAGCTACCTGCTGCCGATGGAACTCAGCGTAGAGCTCATCTCGGATTACGAGGTTGCTCAGGCACAGGAACGCATCGGAGTGGTAGACCACCGGTAGCAGCGATGTCGGTACGATGTGCGCGAGTTTAATCGGAATCGCCTCCCACGATCTCCTCTCCGAAGGCAGTGACTTCGTTTATCAGCGACTCTTGCGTCTTACCGTAGTGAATAACCACGGTCATCCGCGGGAAGCCCAGTGCGACCATTCGTGCGGGCGAAACGCGGATCGGCTCACCGGCCACGAGTCGGGTGATGTTCTCCCCGTCCAGACCGAGATATAGCGCTCCGCGTAGCTTTCCGGTAATCATAGCAAACTCCTTCGCATCGAGATCAGCTGGAGGAACTCGTTGCGCGCGTTCGCACTGTCCTGGTGCAAGCCGCGGACGGCGGAAGTGGTCGTTACCGCATCGGGCTCCTCCACCCCGCGTATCGCCATGCAACCGTGGCGTGCCCGGATAACGACCATGCACCCCTTTGGCTCCAGGTGCTCCTGGAGTGCGTCCGCTATCTGATCGGTGATGCGTTCCTGCACCCCGAGCTGCCTCGCGAAGTGCTCCACGAGCCGAGCCAGCTTCGAGAGGCCGCATATCCGCTTGTCGGCCAGGTAGCCCACGAACGCTTCACCCGTTACCGGTAGGACGTGGTGCGCGCACATCGAGATGTAGCGAATCGGTCCGACCAGCACTAGTGACGAGTACGAGTCCTCGAACGTGACCTCGAGAATCTCACCGACCCGATGCGAACCGGTGTCATGCGCGGCGAACTCCGTCAGCGCGGTTGCCACGCGTTCCGGGGTGCGTTCGAAGTGCGGATCCACGGGATAGCCGAGCTGGTGCAGGATCTCCCGTACTGCGGCCTCAAGCGGTTCGTTACGTCCCACGTTTATCGCCCCAGATCTCGATCTGTAGCCGCCCGGTGATGTTCCAGCCGTTCCGCATCGCGGGACCGACCCAGCACTGCAGTCCGTGCTGGATCTCTCGCCAGTCCGTTCCGCAGGGCATTAGCCACACCTTCTCGGCGGGAATCTTAGCCAGCGCGATGATCTCGTTGATCTCGTCTAGCTGCTCCTTCTCGGGTAGGTGGTGATCGACCACGAACTTGAACACCGCCTTACCCCGGGACTGCAGTGCGACCAGCGCTTCGATATTGCGCCGCAGTTCCAACGGGTTACCCGAGTGCGCCAGTTTCGGTGACACGTTGAAGGTGACGTTGTCGTACTGCGTAAGCTCACCGGGATGAATGGAGCCGGCCGTTTCGATCTCGAATACGAAGTTCCGGCGGATCTCTTCGTTGAGCTGCGAGATCAGCATGGACAGCGCATCGAGCTGGAGCAGTGGCTCGCCACCGGTGATGACCGTCAGCCGGCAATTCGACGCGTACACCTTCTGAACGATCGCGTAGAGCGACATGCGGAATAGCTCGTCCATCGGGTTGAACTGCTCACCCGATTGATGCATATCGCGATGGCGGTCATCGAACACCCAGGTGTACGGAGTGTCGCACCAGGTGCAGTGCTGGTTGCATCCGCCGAGACGGAGAAAGAACGCGGGAGTGCCCGCACTCGGGCCTTCCCCTTGAACGGTAGTAAAGGTCTCGGAGATCAGGATCCAGTCACGCATAGCGACCCGGAATCCGAACCGGCAGCTCGTTGGGAGCTAGAGTCGCCTCACGCAGCCGACCAAGCACTTCGGTGAGCTCGAGAGCGGCGTGAACTGTGCCCATCCCGGCGTGCCATGACGCCGCATTGGACGGGGTCTCGTCTACGTCCACTGCTACCGAGAATATCCCGGGAACGCCCAGTTTCACCTGCGCCCACTTACCGATCCACATTGCCAGGTTCTCGGTGGTCGGATCGGCTGCGCAGCGCCGCAGACCCGGAAGCACATGCCGAACGGACGTCGAACCGCCGCCTCCTCCGCCGCTCGCACCGCCGGACATAACCGAGGTGTTATGTACTGTCACGTTTGACGATCCGATGCCGGATTCCGGCGCACCGAAGAGATCGCTGGCGAACGGATCGTTCTCGTTCAGTAGTAGCTGGTGGTCGAGATAGGCATCGATGAAGCCGCGGAACGAGGCCTTGAGCGTTCCGTAGTCAATGCCGGCCAGCAGACCCTGTTCGTCCACTTCTCCCGTCAGGCGGAGGTGTATGCGGTAACTGTGACCGTGGATGCGTTGGCACTTCCCCGGAGTGCGGAACAGCCGATGTGCCGTTTCCGCGTTGTGCGACACCGTGATTGTGCGGGTCGGTGATGTCATAGACCGTACCTTTCTTTGTGCGATAGTGCGTGTGCGGCCGCCGAGATAGCGTCCTTTCCTCGGATGAACTTCGGTACCTTCGAGACGTTGGCGAGTCGCATCTGGTTCGGTGCCTCCTCCACCGAATAACCCGCCTCTTTGGCCCGGTACTTGAGGTACCCGAGTACCTCGATGGTGCGTTGAATCCACTCATCCCTTCTACCGCCCCCGAGCATCGCCTCGAGGACGATGTGGTCCCCTTTGCGGTAATACTCGGCGAGGACATGCCAGATGACGGTTGGATCATCGGACTCGAGCCAGAGCGCGAACTCGCTGGTATCGCAATCGAGAATAGCCATACCGGTAAACTTCGCACCCGGGTCGAGACCGATGATCTGCATATCATCCTCCGTAGCAGCGCGGGAAGGACCGGCTTCCAACGTGAGGGAAGGAATGCTGTCTCGCAGCATGCCGGTCCTTCCCGCTATCTCACCCCGCACCGAAAGCAAGACGGGTTCGGGGGACCCCATCCCGCAGGTGCGGGAGCCTATGCGGCCCTAACCGCTAGCCCTCGTCACCCCATTCCGCCTCGGACCCGTCCTCGTTGAGGATCTCCTGAATCTCGTTGGTCTTGCGGCTCTTGTCCCGGTAATGCGGGACCACGATGACGCGCGCCATGCAGTCCACGCCGACCAGATCCTGCTCATCGAACTCGAACGGCCCTTCGGGAATCTCGAACCCGAGGTTGACGAGAAGCCGCTTGACCCGCCACAGCACCTGCGGCTGGAGTGACAGGGGGCGGAATCGCATGTTGCGGCCCTCATCGCCCACGGACAGGTCGAGGTAAAGCGTGTCCTCCCCCGAGCTGTTCGATGGCCGGATGTCGGCCTTGGTGATGACCGCGGGATAGTCATCGGGGTCCAGTGGCGGACGGCCCTGAGTGCTGACCCCGGTGAGGTCAATTGTCGTTGGCATTCCTCTGCCTCCTATACCTTGTCGGGCGGTACAGCCCGGTGCGACCTTGTGGGGCGGTCGCGGCCCCAGGTACCAATAGCCTACCCGATTGTCCGCACAGGTGTCAAGATGGCTGTTCTATGGCCTCGGGGCTGTCCGCTGCGATCAGCTCTTCAATCCGGGCCTCCAATTCCTCGGGAGTGGGAGGTTGCCACACCTCATACCGGACCCGTCCGGCAGCAATTGCGTCCCTTAGCAGCTTCTCTCGTGGGTTCGTTACCCGTCTGGTGCGACCACTCGCCGAGGTCTTGACCTCGAGGAACACTATCGATATCTCACCGCCGGCCTCGAGACCATCGTAGACCAGGAAATCGAAGATCTCTCCGACATGCCGTACCTCCTTCAAGGGATACGGAAAGCCGGGTATCAGCGGACCGAGATGCTCCTGCACCTTTGCGAGGAGGGCAGCGCGGGAGCGGAGATTCGAGACAGCCCGATCCGTGCCCTTGCGTTCGTGGAATTCGGCTTCGAGTTGCTGCCTGGCCAGCGCAACCCGTTGCGCGATTTCCAGCTCGGCGCGCTTAGTAAGCGCCTCGAGGTTCTTACCGGTCTGGGCTTTCTCGGCCGCGAGTTGCGCCGTGAGGGACCCGATAGTGCGGTCCTTCTCCGCCAGCTCTGCCGTGGTGGTCTGCGGGATCTGGTACACCGTTTCCGGTGGCTTGGGCGTGGTGCGCCTTCGTTCACGCAACAGCGCGAGGAACAGCAGCGCTATCAGTGCGCCCATTACCGCTATCAGCGTCCAGAGCAGCCAAGCCACGTTCGATCGCCTCTATTCGTCGGTGGAAGTTATCGTGTGTCTCCTGGAACACGAACTCGACAACTGCCCCGCAATCGGTGCAATTCAGTATCGAGCCGCTACCCAGCCCTGCGACCTCGTAGTGAGCTCGCCTTCCCGGCGGCGTCATACTGTGCCACTCCCCGCAGATGGTCAATTAGCTTTCCGAGATCAGGGTCATCGATTTCGGTTGCAACTGCTCCCTCGGTCGGTGGCTGGTGAACCTTCGCGATCACCTTCGCCGTGTTGTGCAGGTAGAGTCGGCGCTTACCCTGCTGGCGTTCCTCGAGATATCCGATAGTGGCGTGGTACTGGTAGATGGTCTTCAACACACCGGGGGTCGCATCCGGTCGCACGAACAGCCGAGCCGAATCCCCTTGCCCCTCAATCACGTCCTCCGCGTGCCACGACCAGATCACGTTGATTCCGCGCTCCTGCGACATGACCGCGAAGTCGATAATAAAGGCGTTGACCATGTCGTTGGCTTCACCGAAGATCTGCCGTGGATCACGGCGGTCCGAGCCCTTGGCCTTCACGTGTCTGAGCGCGAGCCGGTACATGTTGTTTCCGGTGTCCATACCGATGGTGTCGAACGGGTGCTTGCCGTTCAATAGCCGAGACAGAAACGCGTCCGCTCGCTCCCACGTCAAACGACCCTTCTTCGGCCACACCTGCAGATCGGTACGGTTCTTGATGGTCTGCAGGTCGGGATCGAAGTTGACGATCAGCAGGTTACGGTCTCGGGCCGCACTTGCAAGGTAGAGGGTCTTGCCGCTCCCCGCGTATCCGAATACCGCCATGTTCGCACCGTGCGGTGACTCCTCGGAGGAAACGATTTCCCCGGGTAGACCCCACGGGGTATCACTGTTCGAGCTAGCTGGCACGGTAGTAGTGCGGGCGGGCTTGGTCAACTGCGCCATTGAACTCCCCTTGTCGATTGAGCTTGCCGGAGTGCCTTCCGTATGCCGGGTGTCCAACCACGTCACACGGACACCACTTGCACTTGCATCCGTTGTTGCCGAGACAGCACGAAAGCAGGCACATGCACATACCGGACGTGGAACTCCAGTGCGGGAAGGTTCCACCGTCCACGTGTCGTGACGGTTCGATGCGGTTCCTCGCTGCCGTCATATTTCGCTGTCTCCTTAGCCGGTCTCGGGATCCGATTCCCGCGCCTACGGTATTGATACCGTCCGACATGTCTACCCCGCACTCGCCGCGGTGAACAGCCGCACGGTCCATCGGCTCGGCCACGGGTAAGTGCCGAGAGCGAAGTTCTTCGCGTGAACCCTCTCGGTCTCGGAGAGCGTGGATAGCCGCGTATAGCTCTCCAATGGCTGTCCAGTGCGGCGCAGCCACGAAGCGGCAGTGCGAATGCGGCTGATGCTTTCCATGTCGGTCATGTTCCATCCCTTCCCTCAGGCAATCCAGGGGCAGCATATCATATGCCCTTCCTGACCCCGAGCTTACCCGGCTCGTGTACCTAAGGTCGATTCCCCTGGTGGACTCTGGACCCTGGAGGACAGAATGCCGGTTGTGACGACCCGCTTATCCCGCAGAGCCAAGGTACCTCGCCAGCCGAGATCGACAGTGTTGCGAGCCAGCTCAGCTGCGTGTGCCGGTCGGAACCCGAGCTTCGTAAGCGTGGCCATGATCCGGAATATGCGTACCTCGTCCATCGAGAACACGCGATCGTGACCCGAGCCGCCGGAATTCGTAGGTCGGATCCAGCCACGGGTGACCCAGTGATCGAATTGACGATACGTGATGCCGTGCATCTGGTACGCGATCTTAACGGACACGGTTAACCTCGATAGTCCATTGCGCGGGAACGGGAAGACTCCCCGGTCGGGGTCGTGGCGGCGGGTCTCTGCCGAACCGCTCCTCGAATTCGAAGTTTGCGAGCTGGCGGCTGAATCGATCCGCATCGGGATAGCACGAGTACACGGGGACTAAGCCCGGAGCGTCTTGCACCAGCACCCAGTGGATGAAGTACGGACGCACATCGGCATGATAGCCACCCGGGAAGCCGTCCTCGAATCGGCCTTCACCGATGTAGATCTTCGCCTCGAGTATCTCCTCGATCTCGAGAACCTCGCCATCGAGCGGTCCGCCAAGGAATAGGACTTTGTGCGCCGGCCGTTCGGTCATCGGTCCTCCGTGATTGCTAGTGGCGCGATCGGTCCGATCCGCGCTTCGATTTCCCCGTGCGCCTCGACCACCGCGACATGCGTCAGCTTGCCGTTCGGATCGAAGAAGAACACCGCATCGGCATCGTCCGGACCGGTGGACACCAAGATCGTGGTCTCGGTCTCCTCCACCGATAGAGCCATATACGGACGAGCGGCCTCGGCGTGCGCCAGCGCTGCCTGCATAGCTTCACGATCTGAGCTCATCGTTTTTCTCATCTCCCTCCGTCGGCACGTGTAGACCGGAATGCCGGGAAACGCATCCCGCTGGGGACCAAGCAGGACCATGAGACCGAGGTAAACGTACCGTTGCGGTTCCGGTCGCTCGACCATGATGACCGGTGACGGCTTTACATCGAGGTCGAGCTCGATGAACTGCCACTCCTCGTCGCTGACGAGTAGCACCCGGCGATTCACACTATCTCCAATACTTCCCCGTTGGTGAGCATCTTGCCCGCCAACTCGAGCTTCCAGAATGTGCGGTGCAGGTGCATGTCCTCGCGAATCTCGATTCCGAGAACCCGCCTCGGACGCTTACTCATACCGAAGTCAACGCGGATCTGATCCGGCGGCCAGTTCACGGCGTAGGTGTTCAGCGCATACGGATGGATCGCGATGAACGCGTACTCGGACGGGAACCGCCTTCCGGCGTCCATCTCCCACTTCGAGACTGCGTCGTGGAGGCGACCGAAGAACTGCGTCATGTCCCAGCCAGCGAGATACTCGATGACCGAGTTAATCAGCGCGGGAGGGCGGAGCCCTGGTACCGACTCGAGTCCCGTCCCGTTGTTGAATAGCGCTCGCTCCAGCGCTTCCTTGCTTAGCGGCATCGTGTCCTCCTAGTCCACGTAGCTCATCGGCCGCAGGATGACGATCGCGTGCCACACGCGTCGCTGGTGCCAGGTTTCCATGTCGCACCACACGATCTGGTTGTACGGCCGCTCGCCACGGTAGATGCCCCTGAGCCAGCTCACTCCATCGGCCTCTCCGGGAGATTGGTCCGCCGCAGCCACTCCTCGTGGATTTCGATCTTCCTCTCCATGTCGACCCGACCGGTCTTGTGGAAGTAGTACTCGTTGCCCTTGGGATGCCAGTAGCGGCTTACCCATTTTCCGGTGACCGGGTGGCGATAACGGTCGATCTCCATCGCGCACGAGAAGCACACCTGTCCGACAACGAGAACGTCCTTCTCCGGGTTGATGGTTGACTCGTGCATCGAGTGACCGAAGTTGTGGCACCGGACATACTCATCCGGCATCACGGCCAGTTGTTTGCGGAAGCGCGCCAGCTGAGCTAGCTGTTCCTTGGTGTCTGCCATCGTTCATCCTACCAGGATCAGTGAGCTCACCGCTCGAGTGACTGCGGTGTAAAGCCACCGAGCATGGTACGCATCGTCAGCGCTAGGCATGCGCTCTTCGATCACCGTCACTCGGTCCGCTTGCGAGCCCTGTGCCTTATGGCACGTGATTGCGTAACCGAAGTCCCACAGACCCAGCTTACGGGATACCTCGGTCATGGTCTTCGGCTGCCCGAATTGCTCCTGCGAGATTCCGCCTTCGTAGGTGAAGTCCTCACCGAACACCGTGATCTCCGCCCACGGCATGAACGGGTTATCGGTCGAGAAGGACTCCAATCGCCCCCGGTTGCCGTTCCACACTCCTCTCTCATAATC